ACAATTCCGTGTTCCCGGCACCACTCGGGCGTAGATGGCGGATGAGCCCAGCTACGGGTCGGACGCTCCAAATCGGGGTCGACTCTAGATGCAAAGAAGGCGTACTCCTCATAGAATTTCTTCCAAATGGGGGACATATGCATGTCAATGTACGGACAATCTAATCTCTGCACCTCTTCTATCGAGTTAAGATACTCCTCGATACGGATTTGATGGTCATATGGTATCCCGTAGAGGTCCTCAACTAGGAACCGAGAATTGTCTCCAACCTCGGCACCTTCAAGGGCCTGAGCGTAACCCTGAGCGCACTCCAAGTACCACTCACGCTCCCAACTGTTCATTGTTTGGAACATTGAACTAGTCGCCTGTTTAAATGCCCTCGTCTTGGACGCGGCAGCCGTAGCTCTCAAGCCGGCCCTGCCTAACGCCATGACGATGGGACACCCAGGATACTGATATACAAGAGACAGCGCCTTCGACCGAAGTAACGCAAGCTTCACACTAGGGCGGGAAGCCACGTACGTTCTCGAAGACCAACCAAAGGTGGCCAACACCTTCCTCGGGTCAGTTAGATTCACTTTATCGTCTGGATCAAAGACGATGCCGCAAAAACTAGCGGTGGACAGACTTTTGTGAATGTCCAACTTGATGATCAACCCCAGCCGGGCGAAGTCATCAACTGTGGGGGGGGTTCCCCGGACGGTAAAGAGACCATCGTCTCCTTCAACCACCCCTCGTACATCCTTACAGCCCTTTTTCTTACAAGTGAAGAGCATAAACATCAGGTTCGAAAACCCGTTGCCCAAGGAAGTGCACATCTCCCCAGACATCCTAGTGGCCAAAATCTTAACCAAAAGTGTCTTAAATTCGCATAAATTTTCTCCCATCAAGACCTCATTAACGAGGAACAAGAACCACTTGCTAGATGGAAGCTTCGACGTCATGTAAGTGTATAGCTCCACTTCACATGCGGACATCAACTCTGTAACAAAGAGCCCCTCGAAACTTGTATAGTCCGTCGCGAGGTACAGCGCTCCTACTGTCTCCAGCATCTCTTGGATGTACTGGGGTCTCTCCCCAACTGGTACTTTCTTGATGAAGGATGGATGGTTAAAAACAGCCTTCTCTATCAAGCGAAAGATCGGTCCTACGGCACATTTGAACTCATCACTACGCGAGTTGATGGCGCGCGCGTGTTTCCATTCAGTGTAGAACTCATCTTTGACAAAGGATTTGCAGGTGTAATACTTCTTCGGGTCAGAAGTTATATCGTCAACTGCCTTCCACTTCTCCAGGAGTTCAGCTCTCCTGCGAGCGGGATACAACGTCGTCTCAAGCCAAGCCTCGACTGACACGTCGGACTCCGGATCCAGAGGGGTTAGGTTCTGGCGGAGCCAATCCTTGACAAACTGTCGAAACTCTTGGAGTGTCTTCGGATCTATTGTGGGGGTCTTAGGCGCCATGCGCTTCAGAACCCCAGCATGCAGGGTGCGCGCATCCACCGGGTCAACTTTAGGCAAACAAGCTTTATTAACACTCATTCCTAGACACGTGGATACCGCAACTCTCCTTCCTGGCCATTGGTCGGGTTTTTCTTTAACCCAGAAGTCAGCCTTGCTTAGGGGCAACTTCGCGAGCTCTAGTCTTCGCTCGTCGTACCGACAACCATAGATGAAGAGTTCCCCTCTCTCCTCTTTTAATGCATGCTGGGGGCGGGAAAATCCGCGCATTCATTGCGCGCCTGACGAAGGATGCCATATGCTATGCGGCATGTTTTCTCCGGAATTGCACCCTGCGGACGGGTGGCACTGTCTTTATTTTGATTGACTGCGTGCATCGTCTTAGACATCCATTTCATCTTGTCCAAGGCGACCAAATCGTCCAAATCCGAATCAATGTTCTTGTGAACACAGAGCTGACAAAGCAACTCATAGCTCGCAACTCCATACACAACCTTTGGACCAAAGGGCGTTGCTGCGCCGATCTGAAATCCGAAAAGTTTTCGGGAGTATGAGAACACGAACCCGCGAGGATCGTTAAAGAGCATCTCTCCTGATGCAATCGCCAGGGCCCGGCAATCAGAGTACTCTTTATCTTTAGGTGTGATGTGCCTCACAAACTTATAGTCGTGAGTTAAGTGACCATTCCAGACGGTGACCCTACCGTTGAGCACTGAAATGACACTATCTATGAGCACAAGGACAATCAAACCTTGCACCCAAAACTGAATCAACCCAAACATCATCGTCCAATGGAAGACTGTATCGTGTTGGGCTCCCCCCTGTTCCGTCACACACGGCCAGAAGTAATCCAGATTTATTTGTAATAAGACGCAAAACAAAGTCATGAGGGCGGTGGCGATTAGCAGAAAAACCTTACTGTGAGGCTTGTCTTCATAGAAGCTGCAATACCAACTCTCGAGCTCCCTGCGCTTCTCCTCACGCATGAACTCCTCCCTCTTCTTGTCCGCGTACTTTTGTTCCGTACGTTTATACTCTTCTTCAAGGTCTCTCTCCTCATTCATGGCGACAATCTCCTCTCTCAACATCGAGATTGTTTCTTTCAAGCCATCAGAGTTTCCTGCATTCTCAGCGATACCCTTCGCTACTGATGCGGAAATGAGATCGTTACTCTTACCTTGCCTTGTGGAGCCTTTTCCATTTGCTCTCCGTATCTTCGCACACCCACTGCAAACCGGATGGCCACTGTTCAACGGTGTACCACAGTCTTTGCATGGGTTTGAGTTCACAGGCACCTCTATCGAGCCCTTGGTCTTCTTCTGCCAAGTGCCTGCCTGTGAGAGTGTTTTTCTCGTCTTTGATCTTCCCCGCTTGGGACTCCCTCTGTTACTATTTACACTGGGATTCTCCTTAATGTATCCTACTCTACTCTCAGCAACTCTTTCCTTGCTGGCCGCCAATGTTTTTGACATTTTGGAAGGGACAACCTTTTCGGACGCCTTTTCAGGAGTTATTCCGGCAAAAGGTATGCCCCCCAATGTTGTGGTTTTGCGACTCTGCTTAGCTGCATAGTAGGCATCTATCTTCTTCGCGATCTCATCTGCACGCTCTTGTGTCAGAATGGGATGGCTCTGGAGCAGGGTGGGGCTCACGAGCTTGACAGCCTTTTCAGGAGTTATGTCAGCCGCTCTGGGCCCCAGAAGCGAACGCTTCTCTTCGGTACTACCCCCCGGTTGGGTCTGCGGAATTCTTG